AAGTATTTGTTGTGCAATAAAGGTATCTTAATTGATTCAGAATCTAACTCTGTATCATCAAGTTTAAAATCTTTATCTACCTGTTGTTGTAATTCCTCTAATGTCATACGGATATTATATCATCTTTTGGTAGTTTTGTCAAGGTCTTTGACCAGTTTTTTTGGTATTATGAAGTGGATATTTGTACTATATTATAGTTCATATATTGAAAACTTACAGAAGCTTGTATGTAATCAACATCGGTTTGTCTTACATCATAACTTAGACTAGTTAAAGATGTCGGATAAACATTTTGAAATCTTATCTCTGTTTTTGCTATATTCTTACTATTCAAAACTGTCAATGTAGCGTCTGAATATGTGCCGCCTTCAGCAAGAGGTGCTGGAGTTCCAACACCAGGCACTACTGGACCTGCGGTTGATCCTGGAACTCTATCTGATCCCTCAGTTTGTAAGTTTGCAAATTGTGTGTGATTACTAGGAAAACCTAATGCTAATAACCAGTCGTGAATTTCTTTATAGTTGTTTAAATTTTCATCAACAATAAATGATAAATCTAAAGCAGAGTATGTAATCTTATCACCAGGTATTGGTATATCGTATAAAGGTGTAGTTTGTGTTGCATTACCTAAAGATATGCCTGGTAGATTTGCACTCTGTACAAAAAATTCTACTAGTGGTAGTTTAGACATTTTAAATCTAAACTGTACAGGACTCGCATAATCTCTCTTTGAGGGTTCTCTATTGATTACATTTGTTGTTGTCATACTACTATTTATAAGAGAAAAAAGAGGCTAAAAAAAAGGGGCCGAAGCCCCTTTTTCTATTTTCGAGAGGAATCGAAATTACATAATGTTTGTAACTTTAACTCGTCTGTAATAAATGTTTTGGTCATTAGCTGCTACTGCACCAGAGTTATCTAGAGCACCAGCACCGTTAGTTGTTGCGAAAGGATTTTGAACCATTCCGTATCTAGTTTTGAATCCAATTTTTGGTTGGAAACTATCTTGACCAACTGCTCTCACCATTTGTAGTGGAACATATGGGCAATAGAATAAACCAGAATCGTAAGGTGATGATCCTTTGTAACCAATAACATAGTATTGACTTGCTGATACATTCGCTGCATATGGATCTACATATACTCTGAATTTACCATTAAGAACACCAGCAAAAGTATTGCCTGTGTCATCAACATTTAAGTTATTGTTCAACGCAGGAGCGTAATCTAAAACACCAGCCATTTGTAAAGCAGAAGCAACATCAGCAGAACATATGATGATATTACCTTTTCCTCTACGAGTTTGTTGACCGATAGCGTTAGCGTCTCTCTCTAGTTGATATAACAACCCTTTGAACTTCTCAACTGACCAACGACCATTTGAGTCGGTGTCAAGATCAAAGATACCTGCAGTTGTTGTATTTACTTGTGCACCCGCTTTTGCGTGTGAGTAAATAGTTCTAACTACTTCTCTGTTAATCTCAGCAAGAATTTCACTTGAAAGGATGTTTGCAAGTTCTGTTTCTGCGTCTAGACCGTGGATTGCTTTTAAGTCTTGAGCAAGTTCCATAGTGTACTCTGCTTTTAGAGCTCTAGATTTTGCAGTAACAGTTACTTTGTCGATTGAGAAAGCCATTTCAGCAAACTCATCAGATCCGTCACCAAGTGTTTCTGCTTGTGCAGTTGACATTCCAGAACCAGTAGTATAAGTACCAGCAGATGGACTATCATTTAATGTTGCAGGGTTAGTACCCGCTTGAGCGTCAGTTGAACCTGTATCGCCTGCAGCGTCTCTAGCAGAAAAGTCTGTGTCTGCTTCGTTGAATAATGCTTCAGTACCACCTTGAGTTGAAAATCTTGACTTCATAGCGAAGATAAGACCTGTTGGACCACTCATTGGTTGTACACCACAAATATCGTATGCGATAAGATTTGGCATAGCTCTTCTAACTAGTGATATTAATACTGGATCAAAAGTATCAATTGAACCGTCTGAAGCAGTTGAGCTTGAAGCGCCCATGCTGTTTACAGGAGCAGCCTCAGCCATAAAGCTTCGGTCTTCTCTAACAGATTTTTCTTGATTCTCTAGGATCACAGTAGTTACAGCTCTTTTATAAGCATCTTCGATTTTTGGCAAATCTGGATGTTCTAGGACTGGCTGCCACTTTTCCTGTAAGTTTTCAGTAAGATACATTTTTATCTCTCCTTATTATTATTTACATTTAGTAAAAACATTAAAACTATTTAATAGCCTTAAGGTTTTTTGATATTGCGGCTGTATATGCAGCCATAGCATCGGACTTGCCAGCAGTGAAATCAGCTGGTTCGTTTGCCGCCACAGAATCAACAGAATTATCTTCTGTTACTTCTGTTTTAGTTTTAGGGAAGTAAGATTCTTTGATAGTCTCTAACTTTTCTCTAAACTTTTCAGCACTATCGTACTCAACATTCTCAGCCATAGATACAAACTTTTCTTTTTCTGTATCTGCTAAATCAGCAGTTACTTCTAAGATTGCTTGTGTCTTATGAAAAATAGAAACTTCTTTCGTTAGATTTACATTCTTTTCAATCTGTTCGTTAAGTTTAGCTTCTAATTCTTTTCCTTGATTTGTTAAGTCCTCAAGTACATTGTACTTTTCTTCAGGAACATCAATATAATGTTCTTTAAACAAAGATTTAAGTCCAGTAATGAAATCTTCAGCAATCTCGGTACGAATACCTCTTTCTACTGCTAATTCATTTTCTTTCATCCATTCTTCAACAACATAGTTTAGATATGAATCCACTTTTTCGGTCATAGCTTCTTTTACTGTTTCAGTTTCTTTTGAAAGTTTTACTTCATACTGAGCCTCTAGTACTTTAACCTGTTCTTGTATTCTTGTCTTAACAGCAGTTTCAAAAATAGTCGCAGCCTTTTCCTTGAATTCCTCGGATAGGTCAGCGTCTGTTGAAACTAATGCCTTGACATCATCAGATAGGTCAATATCCATTTCAGTTGAATCAGTTGTTTCAGCAACAGTTTCGACACCGTCTTTTACTTCTACCTCTTCTTCTTTCATGCCAGATGGTTTTTGATCTTTTGGTAAAGATCCGTCATTCTCATCTTTATTAACCTGGTCCGATACTTTAGATACCTTCTTAACAGCTGTTTGGCCATCAGGATCAGTAGGTTTAACTACTGCCTTGCCCAAATCTTCTCCGTCATTTTTAAGGTGAGTAGGTTCAGCAGGAGCTGCGTCTTTATTTGCAGCGTTCGCCACTTCGTCTAACTCTTTTTTTACTTCGGTTTCAGACATTCGGTCTCTCCTTAATATTTAAAAATTAATTAATTTTTTTTCTTACTATTATTTATACATCTTACCATCTTAAACCCTACGCTTTTTAAATAAGCTGCGTAGGTTTTAAAACTTAGATATAAAGTCTTTGAAGATATTTGCTTTGACTTCGGCAAGTTCTTTGCGTTTAGTCTTTTCAATTTCTTCCTTATATTGTTCAACTTCTATACTTTTCAGTACTCCGTTATCCCATACCCATTCTTTATTCTCCATAATACCTTCTACGAAAGCATCAGGTGCTGATGGGTCTGCAACTATATCAGCTGCAGTCGCAAGATAAAAGTCTTTTCCAACAACATTTCTTCCTTGAGATTGTTGAATAGATCCCATACCTCTTGAAGATACACCTAGTTGGGCACCTTCGTCAATTAAATTTTTGACGATTTTGCCGTATGGTGTATCCATTACTTTAGCCTCACCTATGAAGTTTTTACCTTCTGGTTTAAGACTAGTAATCATATGTGAAACACGCTCTAAATTTACTGTTGGTCCGTCAGGATGTCCTAGTTCACCAAAAGCACGCTTCTTGTTTATAAATTCGTTTGTGTATCTTCTAACTTCTTTTGCTAAAGTCTCAACAGGATAAACTCTACCATTACGGTTTTTGATATCAGCCTGCATAAAGACACCTTTTATCTTGTACGACTTACCACCATTTGATGTCGCTTCTGTCAATACTTCGATATCTTCAATTGTTTCTGTAATTAGTTTCATTTCTCCACCTTTTCTTTATTGTTGTAAATTTTATCTACAACTTCTCTTTTCATTTCTTCTTTTTTTATTCCATACTTTTCTGCAAATGCTTTTCTAAATTCATCTGCAAGATAAGTTTTAGATTTTGTTCCTACAATTCTTTCAAGAATTGCTCTAGAATAATCTTTCTTCTTTTTTGTCATTATCTTACTTCTAAAATAATTGTATAATTATCACCTGATACAAATCCTTTTGTTGACAATAATATATCGCCTGCAGGAGATGTATTTGCTGTTAGTGTCGCATTGTTAGGTATACTATTACCTGCAACAAAATAATCATGAAATCCTGTACCAGAGAAGAATCCTATAGTTGCATTAGCAGAACTTGTTCCACTACCTGCCCATAACAATTCTATACCTGATTTACCATTTGTTGTATTGACTGCCCAATATATTTTTGATATTACTCTATTTGCGTCCTCAGTCAAAAAGTTTAAAGCACTAGCATCCATTTTAGTTACAAGTGTTTCACCTGAGCCATCGCTTATATTAGTAAACTTCATAACTGTTTTAACACCAACTGTGTCAACTATCGTTTGTGATGTAACTACATCTGCCATTTTAGTTTCTCCTAAACTCTGTAATCAACAAATAACTATCAACTAAACCATCAGTTGTTAATTTTATTTGTTTATCATTTCCAAATTTTAACTGGTCAGGTCGTAATCCATACTTACCATTACCAGTTAAACTCAAATCATTTGTTTCATTGTCAGCACTAAACTTTAAAGTTCCTGTGCCTTTTATTTGATAATAACATTCAATCAAACTAATTTTTGATTCATTATTACCACTTGTCAATTTTTCAGCGTCAACCACAATTTGTTTTTCTTCATTTCCGATACCCTTCGATTGTACAATATACTTCGAAGTGGTATCAACAATAGCTGTATTCGTAATCGTCATAAGAAAAACCTATGCTGTAAAGTTTTCGTCTTTTCTTAATTCGATAATAACACTACCAGAAGTTCCAAGAGCGGTTAACTCTAAGTCTCCTGATGTCGCTG